CGATGGAAATGTAGAATGAAGCTTTTGCTGTCATATATATATCTGTACCGCTCCCGGTCACATAATATAATCCTTCAATGATAGTTGGCAACTATCACTACTATTTTAAAATAAAATGTACCACTCCCGGTACAAAGGCAGACAGCCAGTAACACATCAGATAAGCAAACAGTGAATCACTTTCGGTAAAGTTTGAACTTGTACTTACCTATTCTTGAGCTGGCAAACCGAATTCGGTTTGTAGATGTATTTTGGCGCCAAAAAAGTACCTAAAACGGTTAGTTTTGCCCTGAGGCTCTCACAACTGCTGTTGTTCCTTCCTCTCCTTGTTTGTTACTGAGGATCAAGTCCAAATAATTACCAGGTGCGGAGGCGCAAAAATGTTGACCATGACTCAGAATTTGGATTATAGGATTTATTAAATATTCATACATACCATTTCAAGTATCACAGAACAAATGCCTTTACATGAATTCACAGTACTGTTCCACAAACTGTACACAATTAAGTTTTTCTTTTGCGTTTTGCCCGCTTTGTGTTAGTTGTAGCAGCAATACTACGCACACGTTTAGTAGATGTGCGTAACATACCCATCTGAAATAAAAAGCGTCTCCCTAAAGAATATTGAGATAATTCTGAGCTGAATTTATCTGTTAGATCAATCCTCCAAAATGTATAATCCTTATAGGGATCTGCAGGTTCTTCAGGTGGCTCTGCTGGTGGACAACGCGTGGCTAAAGAGTCAAGAAACCTATACGTATCCTCTATTCCTTGGGCTGGAGGGGGTACAAATGCCAACGACCAATTTTGTAAAATGGTTGGATCCATAACCTGAATATGAGCTAAAACATCAGGCTCCAAAGCCACTTTACAAAGCTGAAAGACAAATTCTACTTCATATTCCTCAGAATGGCGTAAATACTGTTTAAAATCAGCAGCTTTGTATTCATAATTCACATTTAACTCGGAATCACCTGAATAGACACTAAGAGTATAGTTTGTTCCTCTGGTATTATCAAGTATTGTTAAAAATAACTGATCATTCCAGCAAATACCATTATTTGCTCCCTGGGCCCTTTGTAAATAATATGGCCTATTAAATAACTGTGTTTCACTACTGTTTAAAGATCCACTGGGTGTAGGAAAATAAATATGAGAGGCTAAAGTGCTTTGTGCAGAACCTGATTTAGGGTGTAAATATAAGAGTGGATCATCTGGAATAGAATCACCCATAACACCAGCTCTGGTAAAATAATGTCTGCTGAATAACTGTTCTCGTCTGCCAAAAAAAAACATACCATTGCCATACACATCTTTACCCATTTTTAAAAAATCTGGATATTTGCATGTTTCATCAACAATATCTAGAGGAACACCTGCTTTATCTTGCTGGAAATGTTTAAAATTTACAGCACCAAAACCTGTGTCTGCCATATCGCCATCTTCAATTGGAGAATTAACTAATTGAATGGGTGGACAATCCCCTTTTTCTTTCAAATCATTGGCACAAGGTTTAGCTATATCCCAGTGCTGTCCAGTTGCAGGAATACAACCTAGTATAAACATTTGAGATTGTTTGTGTTCCATGGAAAGATTGAGTCTATTGTCCTCTCCTTGTGCAGCTGGATATGCAATAGGGTTTTCTGCATCAGTCAGCTTATTAAATAATGGATTACCAGTAGTACCAATACCTAAGGGACCACCCCGTCCTATATCAACAGCTCGCAAACGCCAAACTAAACGTTCACGCTCAGGATTATATACATTATTGTCTATCAGAGCAAACTTATTAGGATTTGGTAAAATCATCCTCATTACTCTATACTGACTAGCAGAAACCTTTGGAATCTGAATCTTGTTATTATTACCAGGGGCTACAATCTGAAAATATGGATGTCCAATTGTAAGCAAGCGATCTGTTTCTGCATGAAAAAATAAATTTGTAGGAGTAACAAATTCATCTGTAGCATATACGCGGGCCACAGGTGCAGTTGGTGGCAGATAGATTGTTCCATTGTTGGGAAGCCAAAACGCCATCCTGTAAAACAATTAAAAGAGTTCTGAATATTTGCGTTTACGTTTGCGTGAATACAGACTAGGATGTAAATAATAATCTGAAGATAAAGAGTCTAAATATGAAACAGGTTCCAAAGGTTGCTGGGGTACTACAATCTCAGTAGGTGGGATCATGGGTAAGTGATCTGGATATTGCACAAAGACACCTTGGGCGTAATCATCTACAAAAACCTTAATTGAAATTCCAGGTGGAATACCTGGAATTTCAAATCTATCACCTGCTTCATCTGTGTAAGAAATAACTAAATGAGAGTCTGAAAAAGCTTCAGGAGTGTCATCTAAGAGCTCCTCCTCAGGAAACTCAAATGCTGGATTTTCAAAGACATTTACTGTTGAACCTTGAGTTAAAGTATTTACATCAATTGATTCCCCACTAAATTCACCTAAAGGCTGCAGCTCAATGGTTTCTACAGGATCAATAGTACTTAAATCATAGTAAAAATGAACTGTTTGTCCTACAATTAAACCGCTTCTGGTTTTCATAGTTGCAGTTTGACCTAAGCGACTAACTCTTATCGTTCCTTTAGGTGTTTCTGTTAAAGCAGGTTTAGTTAATGTGCGGATGTCAGCAAAATCCTCATCTGGGGGAGCGGAGAGTTCGTTGACATCCTTTTCAAATTGTAAACTGACGTCACGTTCAAAGGCGGGATTTTCAAATTCAAAAGTAACCGCCCTGGATGTTTGCCCAATGAAATCTGGATTACTAGTGCGTACCTGCTTTATATATCGCTTGTAGAAGTCTCTAAATTGTCTACTACCCCTTTGTATAGCTTCCCTAGGGGTACTTGTTTTTGGAACATTTGCATCTATTTCAAATTCTTGTCTAATGCTAATATCATCTAAAGGTATCTCTTCATATCCAACTACATCGCCAGATAATAAGGGGTCCACAAAAATATTAACATCTGGATCAACATGAGATACTGGTATGATATCTATATTTGTATGATATGAAGATAACTCTGCATCTAATGCAACTCGTTTAGGAGGTGGAGGCCCAGGTAGAACATCTAAAATGTTAGTTGTATTTTCTGTTGAAGTAGTTATGGTAGGAAATTCACCTGTCACAGTTATATCTGATGTGGGGTTCCCAGTGGTTATTACTTCTACATCTAAAATGCCAGGGCCCTCAGAAATACCCGGCCCAGAATCTATTACTACTGCAGTATCAGGAAGACCACCTTCCCCTAAAGGAACAATAGAAGGCGTGTCTACATTTATAACCTCAGGAACACCTAAAGGATCTAGTGGAATTGTAGGCCTACTGATAGGAGCCTCTGTTGAAGGCCTTACAGTTGTTCCCCCAATTGGTCTGTATCCACTTGCTCCCCCAGTTCCACGGCCTGTACCAATTCCCAAGCCACCAAAGTAAGCTATACTGCCAAATATTTTTAAAAGAATGTCTGCAATAGTGTTGTTTTCATATTTATTTTTTACATCTGGAGGACAATCAGCACCGAGTCTGCATTGTTTATAAAGTTCCTCTGGAGAAGCACGTTTTATTCTACGAGAGCGAAGCATACTTAAAGAGTGTACATGTATTACAAACTGTCAAATGAACCATAAGAATATTCCGTTCCTCTGGGAAAGTGTACAGTATGCATAAACAATTCTCTTTGTGCATTATCTTTAAATGATATTAGTAACCTACTTCTAACATTTTTATCTGACTCATCCCCTACCCAGTTCCAAACTGTACTTATGAATACATAAAGATGCCCAAATCTCTGATTACATCTATATCGCCAACATTTAAGATTATTTGGTGAACCTTTTAAAAGCACTACTGGTGGATCCCTAGCGTCTTCTTGAAGTCTTCTAAGTCGTGATAAATTATGTTGCGGAACCGATCTATGTCTGCTTCCCACTTCTTCAGGACTTGGGAAAGAGACGTCGGATTTTCCTCGTTTGGCTCTTGTATCCCTCTCTCCGGATCCAGGTTCTCCTTCTCCTCTTCTTCGTCGTCGTCTGGAATTCTCGGTTGCAGATGTGGTGAAACTAGGGCTTCCCTCAGCTTCCACTTGTGGAGATCGAACTCTTGGCGTTTCTTCGATGGATGTGGAGAACCTGGTATCTTTGGAGGTGCCGGCAGACGACCTTGAGGAGCTAGCAACAGAGGCAGAAATAGTTGTAGTTTTATATTTAACAGTCCACTCTGAAGTGTTGCCAAATGATTGAGCATGTTTGTCAAATAGTTCAAAGTACACTCTATCTCCTGATGCTTCAGTGAAATATAATCCATTAATATCCACTCTGCCTGATACCTTATGCCAATTTTCTTTGTCATCTTGATAATAAATATTGTCCCAATTAGTTAGTATAACTGATTGTGATGGGTCATGATTAAATTGAACTTCAACATTAAAACCCTGTTTTTTAAAACAGTACTTTGGTTCGGTTAGAAACAATTCAGCACTTGTATCAGTTAATGTCCACGGTTCATGAGCATATGTTGACTTTTTTAAGCTATTTAAATACAGAAGCATCTGTATAGCTTGTTTTGCTCGGTATTCAGACACCTGCTGCGTTGGCAACGGTTGTAAACCCAGGTTTTTGTATCCCTCCCTTCTGGCATAATACATTAAAACATGTTCTTGTCTACTCAAATTCCAATGCAATATTTGTGAATCCAAATCTGTAGGACTTTGCTCATAAAGAGTCATTATTTGGTCCTGCAGTGCAGCGAAACGGTCGGCTAGGTCCCTTTGATTCATCTCCCTCCTCTTCTGGCCTTGTTAGGTCTAAGGGTACTGCAAGCCTTTCAAAAAAACATTTCCAGGAGGCATCAGTTATTTGATAAACCATAGAACCATCATCATTAAACGGCAAAGGATTAGGAAACTCAAAGCACACAACTCTACTATGTATATATTTCAGTGACATTTCATTTTTTACATTAATATTAGTAGTTATCATTAGAGGTGGTAATCTTATTTGTACAGGAGCATTGTGTTTTGCATCTACAGATACTGCATTTCCATCAAGACCATTCCTCATATTCTGATCAATATATACCCAACAATTATATGTACAATCATCCATAAATCCAACTTTACAGTCTTTTAGTGGTTGTAACCAAAATTGACTTTGTCTGTTACAGAATGACACTACTTTACCATGTAAAAATCTCATTAGCGAGAAGCTAAAGTATGATTTACCAGTGTCTGGAGGGCCATAAAGTACAATTGCATTTTTTTTAGGTATTCTTTTAAACCATGTTCTAAGTGCTGTTAGAAATTCAACAAAATGAATATTTTGATATTTTATAAATTGAGCTATAACTTTCCAATCAGCAGTTTCACCACATTCATCGCAACACCTAAATATCCAATCTGACATTGACATTTCTAACATTTCTTGTCTTTTATACAATTTTACCATGCGGCTGCAATCTCTTACATATTTTGATTGTTGATTACTATGAAGAAATGCTGTTGCATTTGCATCTACATCCGCATAAATAGCATAATAATATGCTATTTCTGGCTCCTCAGTATAGTTATTATCATATGCCCACTGTATCATTTCACTCAGTTTGAATGCATCTGCATTATTTGCTGCCTGATGTTGTAATAATGTTTGCTTAGCAATCCAATCAGGCGTTTGTCCATATACAAAAGAACAATTACTGTTTGCTTTTTGCACAAAATATAATGCTACTGGAACACTTCGATGTTTTGGAGGATTACACATTAATAACATTTCACTAACATTTAATAATTTACAAAATAAATTCATTATAGTTTCTCGACTTTTTGCAGCTTTAAACTGCACCATAAACAAAGCAGAAAAATCTACAATTATAATTTGAAAAAATTCACAATGTTGCACTAATAACTGTTTGGATGCCTCTAACACTTCCTCCGATGCTCTATAAACTGTAATTATCCAGTTAACACAGCTTGATTTATTACTCTTAAATTCTCTAGTTAAATCGGTGTATGATACCCCAAACTTTTCTTTAAATTTTGACATAATTATAGCTGTTCTATTACTTGTTTGTAACAATTCTACAGCTGACAAGCTGCCAGCTTTAGATACCAAATCACTTGTATTAGTTTCAACCGCAACAGTTGCTACCTGAGAAGAAAGATTTTCAGCTTCATCGTCCACTACGCCACTGTCCTCAAATAATCTCCTTTTACTCAGTCTTTGGGGAGAAATTGTTACTGCTTCCAGTCTCGGGCTCAGCTCCGCAATCGATTTCTGCGGGCTAGGGTTATACTTTCGTTTTAGGTCTAGGATTGCTTTGTCACAATCCTCTTGTATATGAGCATTGAAGAGTGCCAGGGAATTTCCCTGGGATAGGTCCGTTTCATCGTCTATTAAATTTGAGATAATAGATTCATTTGTACTTTCTTCAAATAACTCATCCAATGCATGCAAGCTATCAACACACTCAGCTTCTCTAACGATATACCAGTCATTTCTTTCATCTATAATGTCAAACTCTGTACCTTTGTTAGAATCTCCCATGTTGCAGACTGCGTCTGGCACACCCAGGACAAATGATGGACAATTCGCTGCACAGCAATTGATGGAATCTTCTTATGGCCACAGCAGTCGCTGATACAAATAATCGAACCCCTGTTTCACAACTATCGCAATAGGTGTCGACCTTATACAAACTTCGCTCCTCCTCTAGTACATCATCTGGTGACAACGACTCGCTACTCACAAGATTGGCAGGTAAAACTAGGTCTTCAAAATGCAATTCTATATCTCTAATAGTACACACGTCCCCATGCATGTTTATACTTTTCGAATACAAGATCTACAATATCCTCTCCAAGTAGAGCGTACAAGATACAATTCTTCCCCTTTACAGATATTATCAATCTTTTCTAAGTAATCCAATAAAGAATAGCAAACCAAACACCTGATATTAATATCTTTCAAAGGCAATCTCAGCAGACTTTCAATATTCCTAGAATTAACAACACAGCGACAGTATAACTGAGCTTCGTATCTAGCACTGTGTTTTACACATGCATTACAGCATGCATAACACTGGTCATCCTTCCAAATTAAGCTCAACTGCTTCAAAAAGAAGGCGGCAAGGTCTTGAAGATTAACATAGAAATTACAAAAGACACAACGAAGATGCAGATTAAAGAAATCAATCTGGAAATGTCTGCAGTAGTCATCTAGGCGCCTTGGTAGACGATTCTCCAT